GATCATTACTGACCAATGACCCTTGACGTGCCTTGAAGCGCTCGCGCCAAGTCGAGTTTTGACTCCACTTCATCCCAGACCCAGTACTACTAAAAATAGTACTGCGCATCCTTTTCTGCCTCTTTCACCCTCAAAACGACCTTCTTGAAGAATCTAGCATTGACATTTCGTAACAAAGGTTTCTTTGTTTTCGTTAACATCAATCAATTCTCGGTTGGAACTAAAACTGGTATCCTCTCTAGTAGATCTCGGATATAAGCAGCCATATCTAGAGCTTTTCAGCTCCGTCTGTAATCAAACGGACGTTCGATAGGGCGCTGATCCAAAAGATCACACACAGAGAAGACAGCCTCCTTGAAGTAAGAAGAATAGCTGGGCAAGGATCTGATTGGAATCATCACCTCGCCAACTAAGACGTTAGCTGCAGATAAAGCACTCAACTCCCGCATTGATTTATTAATGCAGGAATCAAAGTCAGTAATTCACTGTTCGTATAATTCATCCTCAACTGCTGTTATAACCTGGCTCATACTTAAGAGGGACAAAGACCTTTCCATTTTTGAAGATGTAAAGGCGTATCCATTCTTAATAAAGCCAAAGGGTCGTAACATAGATCATAGCATATACACCTTTTCCTTATCATTCAAACGAATAAGGTCGGGTGTTAGCTTCTCAAGCAGTTTCTCTGCAATTTCTTTGGTAATAAGCTCACCTTTAACGACTGCGTCTAGAAATAGCGAAGGAAGATGAATACGATCTTTAAGGCATAGAACAATGTTCTTAGCTCCTAAAGGACTATACTCAAATTCCGGGGAAACGAGTCGTTTGGCAAACTCCATTACTCCACAGGTCGACACTAATGATTTGGACAAATTAATTTCTACTCCTAAAAGGGTAGTCATAATTAAGAAGTACGAATCTGCAACAGATTTATCTGCAATGCAAATGTCGTCTCCTAATATCGCATAATCACTGAACCACTGATTGTGGCCAGAGCGTCTCGCTGCAAACTGTAAGAGAACATGATGAGTTAAAGCGAACACACCTCAAGAAGACAAAGCTCCCATCGGCTGCCCTACACCATATCTATATTTGTTACCCTCCAATACATAATCACGGTCTACCAAAATATCGCCTCAAGCATCAGCCACAGTCTTATTATAAATTAAAGATAAGACTTGCTTTTGCAGTTCGATAGGTACTCGATCTGTCGCTGCGGATAGGTCATAAGAATAAACGGTTTTATCCGTCTTATTACTTAAAATCTTACGCAGTCTCCGTATAGGGGCACCTTGATCGAATGTCCCATCTTG